GGCTTCAGCACAATTCGTCCACAGATGGCTTGCCGCATCTGGGGTTGATCAGAAACTTTTTTAAAGGAAAATTATCATGGCATTACCTAATTCTGGCGGTGGATACCAAGTCGGTGACGGCAACCTGAACGAAATCGACTTGTATGCAACAGCGGCTCAACAGACCGCAACCGCAACTGCAACCCTGACCGCTGCACAAATTACGGGCAACTTGTTGGTGGGTAACCCCTCCACAACCGCTGCTACGTACACTTTGCCAACGGCAACCGCAATTGATGCGGTCATAACTAACGCAAAAATTGGCAGCACGTTCAATTTGACTGTTATTAACCTTGGCACTTCCACCGGCCTCATCACGATGGCTGTTGGAACTGGCATCACTGCGGTTGGCAACTTGGTTGTTGCTATTACTGGCAGCGCGGCAGGTGTTGGTGGCGCAGCGCAGTTCATGTTCCGCAAAACAGGCGACGCTGCATACACTTTGTATCGTATTGCTTAAACCTAAATAGGGGCTTCGGCCCTTATTTTTAAAGGAAAAAAATCATGCCAAATACTATTGCTGTAGGCGTCGCGTTTGAAGACGCGCAACTAAACGGCGCAATCATGGGCAAAACTGGTGGAACTGCGGGCTTCTACGGAACCACGCCAATTACACAAGCTGCGGCCATCACTGCGGTTAGCAACACTGCTACGGGAACTGAGTTGGCAACTGCCATCAATGCTCTTCGTACTGCGTTGAAAAACATCGGCATCACTGCCTAAACCAAACGGGGGCCTAAACAGCCCCCTCTTAAACTATGGCTGTTATTTACATGTCTCATGAAGTTCACGGTGCCAAGGTTGCTACTATGGAGCTTGAAGCCGTAGAAGATGAAAAAAATGGTTGGGTGCGATATACTTTGGACACGCCTGTTGAGGCGGCTCCACTGGAAGTCAAACGTCGTCGTACCCGACCAACAGAGGTGGTCGAACAAGGAGCATAAACATGGCCATCTACACTGCTGGCGATCAAATCAATAGAGCATTACGATTGCTTGGCGTGTTGGCCGAAGGTGAGACACCGGCTGCGTCCGTATCTCAAGATGCGCTGATGGCGTTGAATCAGATGATTGACTCATGGAATACTGAGCGTTTATCTGTCTTTAGCACCCAAGATCAAATATTTACTTGGCCTGCTGGTCAAATTACTCGCACCCTTGGCCCGTCGGGTAACTTTGTAGGCAACCGCCCAGTGTTGCTGGATGACGCTACCTACTACCGCGACGCAGGCACCAACGTGTCCTACGGCATCAAATTCATTAACCAACAGCAATACGACGGCATTGCTGTTAAAACCGTAACGTCAACTTATCCACAGGTCATTTTTGTCAACATGACCTACCCTGACGTTACGATGACCGTTTACCCGCAACCCACACGGGACTTGGAATGGCACTTTGTTTCGGTGGAAGAACTGACTCAGCCAGCCAATTTGGCGACAAATATTCTGTTCCCACCAGGCTATTTGCGAGCGTTTGTCTACAACTTGGCAATGGAATTTGCGCCTGAGTTTGGCGTTGAGCCAAGCCCCCAAGTCCAACGGATTGCAATGACTTCCAAGCGCAATCTCAAGCGCATCAACAATCCTGATGACATTATGTCTATGCCTTACGCTATCGTGTCATCCCGTCAACGCTTTAACATTTTTGCAGGAAACTACTAATATGGCCACCATCGCAATTTCATCTCTCCCCGTTGCAACTGCTGCCGCCGTTGCGGATGTCTTGCCAATCGTGCAATCGGGCACGACTAAACAAGTCACCAATGCGCTATTGTTTACCAATTCAACTTTGGTAACTCCCGTGCTTGGGACGCCACAAAGCGGCGCGTTGACCAACTGCACAGGATTACCTGTTGCAACTGGCATAAGTGGTTTGGGAACAGGTGTTGCCACATTCTTGGCAACACCAAGCAGCGCCAATTTGCGAACTGCTTTGACTGATGAAACCGGCACCGGCTCTGCTGTATTTGCAACAACGCCGACGCTAGTGACGCCGGTCATTGGTGCAGCTACAGGCACAAGTCTTGTGTTGAGCAGTTTTAACGCAGTAAGCGCGGCAGCACCAACGGTTGCAAGCGCAACAACAATTGCCCCAACAACGCCGGTTGCTTTTGTTTCGGGAACAACAGCTGTTGTGACTATCACGGCACCAAGTCCAATTTCTGCTGGTGGGGGTACGATTACATTGATTCCAACTGGCGTATTTACATGGACAACAGCAGGCAATATTGCTCTGGCTGGTACAGCAGTCGTTAGTAAGGCATTAACAATGACTTACGACGTTACGACAACCAAGTGGTATCCAAGTTACATTGCATGAAAACACCGATTCTTGGATCAGCGTATGTTGCCCGCAGTATCAACGCTGCGGACAACCGCATGGTCAACTTGTTTCCTGAAGTCATTCCTGAAGGCGGCAAGGAACCTGGCTTTCTTAACCGCGCCCCTGGCCTTAACTTCTTGCAAACCGTAGGCACCGGCCCGATCCGCGCATTGTGGGCGCATCAAACCAATGGCAGCGACTTCTATGTCGTGTCTGGGGTTGAAGTCTACAAACTGACCGGTTTGACGGCCACACCTACGCTGCTTGGCACCGTGTCGGGCACCGGCCCCGTGTCTATCGCTGACAACGGCACTCAAATCTTCTTTGCTTGCAACGGCCCCAGTTACATCTATAACGAAGTCACCAACGTATTTGCACAAATCACAGACCCCGACTTTGCCGGTGCAGTGACGGTTGCATACCTTGATGGTTACTTTGTATTCAACCAGCCCGACAGCCAGATCATCTGGGTGTCGCAATTGCTGGATGGACAATCAGTCGATCCGCTGGACTTTGCAAGCGCCGAAGGCTCGCCCGACGGCGTGGTTGGTCTGATCTCCGATCACCGCGAACTGTGGGTGTTTGGTACTGATTCAGTTGAAGTCTGGTACGACAGTGGAGCTGCTGACTTCCCCTTGACCCGCATCCAAGGCGCTTTTAACGAGATCGGCTGCGTGTCGGCATTCACCATTGCCAAGATGGACAACGGCTTGTTTTGGCTGGGCACCGATGCCCGTGGCCAAGGCATCGTCTACCGCGCCAATGGCTACACCGGCGTTCGTATTTCCACCCACGCTATTGAGTACGCCATCGCTCAGTATGGCAACATCTCGGACGCTATCGCCTACACCTACCAGCAAGAAGGCCATGCTTTCTATGTGCTGAGTTTTCCAAGCGGCAACGCCACATGGGTCTACGACGTGTCTACACAAGCCTGGCATGAACGGGCAGGCTTTGACAACGGCGAGTTTATGCGGCACCGCAGCAATTGCCAGTGCAACTTTGGCGGCAACATTATTGTTGGCGACTTTGAAAACGGCAACATCTATAGGTTTGACTTGGACATCTACGCTGACAACGGCGGCGTCCAAAAGTGGCTGCGCTCATGGCGCGCGCTGCCGACTGGCCAAAATAACCTCAAACGCACAGCGCACCACAGCTTGCAATTGGATTGCGAAGCAGGCGTTGGGTTAAGCCTGTACCCTGCGTATGACAGCGAAAACATCGACACTGAGTCAGGGTTAGACCTTGTGGCCGAATATGTGCAGACGTTTTTGACCACTCAATCAGGCGTTACATTGACCACTGAAGCAGGGGATGGTTTTGAACCTTTAGGCCAATACGAGTTGTCAGATACCGACATTACTGGGTACAACTTAGTCACTAACTCATATCTTGCTGCACCAGGCTACGACCCTGCGGTCATGTTGCGCTGGTCAGATGACGGCGGTCACACTTGGTCGAATGAGCATTGGTCACCACTAGGCAAAATTGGTGCTTATGGCCAACGAACTTTCTGGCGTCGGTTGGGTATGACGCTTAAGCTGCGCGACCGTGTGTACGAACTTTCAGGCACTGACCCCAATAAGATAGCCATCATGGGGGCAGAACTAATTATAAGCCCGACCAATGCCTAACTATGGCAACCAATCCGAACGCCACCCAGATCACGCCCCCACGGGTAGCGATTATTGACGAACGCACTGGTGCGGTGTCAAGGGAGTGGTATCGGTGGTTTTACAGCCTGTACGACTTTGCTGGGGGCGGTACGGGCATTCTGCCGGTAACAAGCGGTGGCACAGGGTTAGACACCATACCAACCAACGGCCAATTGCTGATTGGTAACGGCACAGGGTATTCTTTAAATACTCTTGGTGTTGGTGCTGGCATTTCGGTCACCAATGGTGTCGGCACCATCACGTTGGCCAACACGGGTGTGCTGTCGTTCTCCGGTGGTACAACCGGCTTGACACCAGCAACAGCCACCACAGGCGCTGTCACCCTTGCAGGCATCTTGGCCATTGCCAATGGTGGCACAAACGGCTCTGCGGCCCCTACGGCGGGCGCTGTGGCCTACGGCACGGGTACGGCGTATGGTTTTACTGCCGCAGGCACTTCCGGCTA